CTAAAGGAACTAATAAAGAGATAAGTGAATTATTATCTGTAGATCAGAAGTTAGAAAGAGATGCTTATGATAAATTCAAACAAGAGGTATTAAAATATGCACATTATCCTATTTACTTTAACAATGTTCCTAGAGATATGGAATTTATTAAAGAAGCTAATGTAGATTTTACAAATAAAAGACCTGATGATATTATTATAAATGTATTTGATCATTCTAGATTAATACTAAGTAGTAAGGAACAGGAATTGCAAAAGCTTAACGAAGTATCTAAGGGATGTATGTGGTTACAATCTAAAATAGGTTGTATAAATATATTATTATCTCAGTTAAACCGTAACATAGAACAAGAACACCGTGCTAAAGCTCAGTACCAACCATTACTAACAGATTTATTTGGTGGTGATAGTATTGGTCAAGATGCACATGTTGTTATGATGTTACAAAGACCTTATGATTTATATGGTATTACTGATCCGTACTGCGGAGAAGATCCTATGGGATTATTAGCAATACATGTAGAAAAGAATAGGGATGGATTATTAGGCCTCATACCATTTGAAGCTGAAATGTCTACATTCACAATAACAGAACGTAAACCACAAAAATAAAATTATGGAAATATTAGTAATAGCCACTGTGTTAGCAGTTGGTATAGCTGGGGGTATGTATATTGCCTCACAGATTGAAAAAAGAGTAGTTAAAAATATACAGAAAGGTGATACTGGTGACCGGGGGCCCACAGGAGCTGTTGGACCTACAGGACCAATTGGACCTCAAGGAGAAAGAGGAGTTATTGGGGAGACCGGAGAAAGAGGGCCTCAAGGAGATACTGGTAGAACAGGAGAAGATGCAACTGCATCTAATACATCTATTCAAACAATAAATAAAAGAATAGATAAACTTGATGATGCTATGTTTGAATTAAATAAACATATTGGTGTTATACTAGACTCTAGGCCTAAAGATAAGGACTATGAGACAGACCCTGAAGAAGATGAAAATCTAGAAAAGAATAGATTAGGGGGAGGTGTTAGACAATGGAAAAGAATAGAATAAAAATGGAAACTATGAAATTACCTACGGAAAAGGTTAAGGCGAGCCGTAAATCGCCAAAGAATATGATAATATATGGTCCTCCTAAGATTGGAAAGACTAGTGTATTATCAGAATTAGATGGATGTTTAATTATTGACTTAGAACAAGGTTCAGATATGGTTGATGCTTTAAAGATTAAAGTAAATAATCTAGCAGAACTAGCTGATGTTGGTAGAGAAGTAATTAAACAAGGGAGACCATATAAATATATTGCTATTGACACTATCTCTAAATTAGAGGAATGGTGTGAAGATGAAGGCAAGAAGATTTATATGAAAACACCTATGGGAAAAAACTTTGATACAAAGAATCCTGGCGCATCAGTTCTATCATTACCAAACGGTGCAGGCTACTTATATTTAAGACAAGCTTATAAAAAATGGATAGACAGAATGAACATGCTAGCAGATCACATTATCTTAGTTGGACACCTTAAGGATAAAATGCTTGAAAAGAAAGGTAAAGAGGTTGCAGTTAAAGACCTTGATTTAACCGGTAAGATTAAGCAGATTACATGTGCTAACGCTGATGCTGTTGGTTATATATTTAGAGAAGGAGATGAAACTATGATTTCATTTAATTCACTAGATGATATAGTTGCCGGTTCACGGTGTGATCACCTGAAAGGACAGACTATGCCTTTAAACTGGTCAAAAATATTTATAGATTAATTAAACATAAAAAAATGATTGAAATGAGAGAACAAATCAAGCCAGGAGATACTCCTGCAACAATTACTGTCTCTATGATCGACCAAGATCTAAAAGACGGTGTAAGTAAGTCAGACATGGCTGTTAAATATGGTATTAAACCATGGGAAGTAGATGAGATGTTTAAGCATCCATTTCTTAAAGGTAGAAGACCTAGTAGAAAGAAAGCTTTATCTTTTAGTTTTGTAGATGATTTAGAACCAAAAGAAGAAGAATTTGTAGATCCTAATCAAGTAACTTTACAGGATGCTATAGACAGTGCTATAGAATCAGCTGAAGAAGCTAAAGACGCGTTAGCAGAAGCAGTAGAAACAATAGATGAGATCTTTCCAACTGAAATAACAGGTATACCTAACGGTGATACTATGTCTGATACAGACGACGATGAGTTAGAGCCTCCATCTTTTGAAGATACTATGGATTTAGTTGAAGAGCAAGAAATGGAAGCTGGAAACATAGAAGAAGAACTAGAAGAAGAGGACGAAGATACGTTCGAATTATAATAACCAATAAAAATTTTAAAAATGGCAATACAAAGTAATGCAAGTACAGAAGCAGTAGCAGGAGCAGGAGTAACATTATACTCCGGATTAACTAATATGAAAGTATTAGGAGTAAATCCAACAATGGCAGAATTACACGCTATGGGTGTAAATGTTAAACAAGAACCTAGTTATAAGGTTACATTTTCAGATCAAGACTATAATAAGATTGTATTCTGGGTAGGTAACGCTGATACTAAAGTTAAAGTAGAGATTTTAATGCAACCAAACACTAGAACTTCTCAAACAGGAAAGAAGCAATGGATTAATTCTTTTGGGGCTACTACATGGTCTGAAGACGCACCATCATATGATTGGTGGAAAGCTGAGGGACAAAGACCAGCATTTGTTGGTGAAGAAACTCTAATTGAATTTACTAAAGCTTGGGCAAACGTTGCTGCGGGAGATGAGGTATCATATGATAATATTAATGCAATTGCGTCAGGAGATATTTCAGAGATCAAAGCTTTATGTGCAGCTTTAACTAGTAATGAAGTTAGATTATTAGTAGGAGTTAAGGATGACAAATACCAAACTGTTTATACTAAATGTTTTGGTAGAATTAAACCACAAAGAGATCAATATTTTATTAAGTCTTTAAATGATGATTATGGATCATTTAATGCTGACTTTAATGCTGACTTAGTATGGGGCGTTCATACTCCAACAGCATCATTAGTTAAACCAGATGCACCAGCAGAGGATGAGGATTGGACAACTGCAGAACCTGCAATGGCTAACGGACAGAAGAGTGACGATTTACCATTCTAATGCCTATAGCTAGCAGAAGCAGCGAAGATCATTTACATACAGATGTCATACTTGGTAAAATTACTGAGTATGACATTTTTATGTATTATTGTCCAAATTTTAAAGAACTCCGTAAAAAGTTTTTAAGTGATCTTCGTAAAGACAGGTCGCCAACCGTTTCTATAATTCCTTATAATGGTAAGTTATTATATAAAGATTTTGGACATTCTGATCATGTTTTTGACTGTTTTAATTATGTTCGCTATAAATATAGTTGCAGCTTTATAGATGCACTAAGAATTATTGATTGTGATTTTAACCTTGGTTTAGCTTCTACAAAAGAAGCTGTGCAGTTTACTATGGGTATGATGGGATTTAGACAAACTAATACTCCTGAATATATTAAACCACAAGTTATAATTCAAAAAAGGCGTCGACTTTGGAATAAAGATGATGCTAACTTTTGGCAACAATACTTGGTAAGTAAGAAAACTTTACTTAGTTTTGCCGTTGAACCGATAAGTCATTTCTGGGTGAATAACAACAGATTTACGTGTAAATCAATTAGTTATGCATTTAGATTCAAGAATCGATATAAAATCTATTCTCCTTATGAGGAAAAAAGTAAGTGGTTGAGTAATACAAAGAAAACAGATATACAAGGTTACAACCAACTCCCGTATAAAGGTGAGAAAATCATACTTACGTCATCTCTTAAAGATGTAATGTGTTTGCATGAGTGCGGCTATGCTGCAATTGCTTTACAAAGCGAAATGCAAATGCCTGAACGAAAACTAATAAATGAATTAGCAGATCGTTTTGATACAATAGAAATTTTATATGATAATGATTTTAGTAAATCAAATAATCCTGGCCAGACAATGGCTAAGAAGATTTGTAATGAATATGGGTTCAAGAATATAAGTATACCAGATCATCTAGGGTGTAAAGATCCTTCTGATTTAGTCAAAGAGACCGGTAACTTTCAAGAACTTAAAAACATATTAAATGACAAGAGATGAAATTATTGAGAAACTGAGAACAAGAAAAGGATTTCTAAAAAAAGGAGCACAATGGTTAGCAGACAAATGGGAAGTAGATATAGCTATCATTAAAGATTGTAAAAAACTAGTAACATCTGAAGAGTGGGTACAAGAGAGAATGAATAACGACAATGGTCACGAGCTGAGTCAAAGTCAAGCATTTTCAAAACATTTATTAGATAATGGTTTAACTATGGCTGATGTAAAGTCTGTTAAATTTTGGCAAAACTTTAATGGTGAACAGAGATATAGTATAGTAACTCATAACCAGTGGCATGAACAGCCGCAAGTTAAAGATGAGCTATTGGATTATATAAAGAGTAGATCTATTAAAGTTCCAAAGCTTAAGTATAAAAAGCCTAAAGATCCTATTTGTTATGAAATATCTTTACCAGATATACATTATGGTAAGATAACTGACGAAA